TTGCGAATTTACATGGTCCTTAATTAAAGCATTTTCAAATAATTGTTGGTCGGTTGTATTTACAGCAGGTTTTGATTGTAATTGTCGTACATATCGTTCCAACAACGTAGAATTAGCGGATTCTATAGCACTTTTTGAAGTTAATTTACTTTGGTCGCGATGTCTTAATTCGATGTGCTTATCGTCCTTACTATGTTCTTCGGATAATACTGAAATATACAAAAACACTTTCACTGTTCTCATGTCCGGGGGTAAATCTTGATGACTACATATACGACGTGCACGTCCAATAACCTGTTCTAAACGGACCATATTCCAATACGGTTCTACAATATGGACGAAACGTGTGTTTTTAAGATTAATTCCTTCTGCACCCGATGCTGTAATCATCAGAATGCGAACAACTTCTCCCATGAAATTATTTTCATGGTCTTGCTTTCGAAGTGCCGATACAATTCCCGATGGGACTTCTTCCCATTTTGAATTATAGATATTTAGAATGATTTTCTTCTCTTCATCGGTTTCCGTTCCCGTATGGAGTGCAAACTTGGGCTTTCCCTTGTCTTCGGGCTCTTCAAACAGTTCCCATTCCCCATTGTTTCGTTGTATTTTTAATTCAGCATACCCATTTGTTTCCAAGATAAGTTTAAAAATACCAATACCTTCCATTGTACGGAATTGACTGTATAATAAGTGAAGTCCCGTATTATCCTTATTTTGTATATTTTCGAGTATTTTCAAAAACTTGGGACTATACATTTTCAGCCCATTTACACTAAATATTTCATCTGCACGCCCTTTCAACTCGTTCAACGCCATCATCATTCGTCTTGGATAATCAATCTTTTTCTCCTGTTCTACCGGTTTAATTTCTTCTATTTCCTCTTCCTCTTCCTCTTCCTTCTCTTCAGAGGCTTCCACCTTTGGACTTGAATCATCCAGAACTTCAACATCTTCGAGAACAATATCTGTAGCATCTTTCAAATCAACCTTGGGTGTAGACTCTTCCTCTTCCACAACTTCCTCTTCCACAACTTCCTCTTCCTCTTCTTCCACCTCTTTATCATCGTCGCTTTCACTATCTGAATTCTCACCACCTTTCATTTTTGTAGCTTTTCTACCCCGTTTAACACCAATATTATCTTCTTCGAAATCTTCTTCGCCCATTTCGTCGATCCCCCCTTTCTCACCCTCACCTTTTTGCGGTCTACCTGGTGGGTCGGGAAATGCAAAATTACAAGACATCCTAGACGCAATTCGGTATGTAGAAGGTATCTTAAATAGATTAGCCGCTTCTTTCGCCATATCTTGTTTTGCTTGTTTTTTCTTATTTTGTTTTTCACGTTTACTCTCCTCTGCGCGAATCTTTTCATATATACCAAATTGATATGCGCTCATAGGAACATGTTCAATATGAAACGTCTTATCATACTCGGATGGTACAAACGAAGGATATAATTTTTCATCTGCACCTCTAAAATAAGAGGTAAGTCCAAGAATACGTCTTTGAAATAATCTTTCATTTTTCATGTCCTTTGCGCCCAACTCAACAAACATTTCTAAAAACTCTTTTGATATATCAGGCAATGCCTTATTATTTGTTAATTTTACCTTTGCTACATTCTCTACACGCAAATGATGTTTTCCAAGAATATCTATCACCTCCTTCTTAAATGCTAGGTCACTCGTATTACCGGTATCATCTAATTCTACGCCAGTATAATCTTCGAAAACTCCCCCCCCATGTTGAACAGCCATCTCTGCATCTATACGTTCTATGCGGTCTGAACTTGATTCATCCAATTGTGAACCAGATATTGGTTTATTAATACTTACCAATCCATTTTTATTTTTGGTAATAATATTGTCTATTTTTGACGACGTGGATACACTTCTCTTATTCTTGGTTCCTCTCTTAGCCTTGTTGACTTTTCCTCCTTTTTTCAACGTCTGTCTTGATGAAGATTTACTTTCGTCGTATTTATTTACAAAACCAAACGGGTTTCGTGTAACAATTAATTGTTGTCCACTTAATTCAACATAATCATAACGATGTTTACCAGCATCCTTGAACCACGATAATATCGACTCTCTTGTATATGACCTACCTTTTTCACCTACTGTAAACGGAAATGTCCAAGTTTTAATATATCCACGCAAAATATTGAATAAAATACCTATTTCGTTGGGATAATTAATAATTGGTGTTCCAGATAATAATACAATACGCGCATTCGTAGCACTCATCAAATATTCATATAATTTGTATGAAATGGAAGTCTTATCATTCAATTTATTTACAATTCGACTTACAAAATTATGAACTTCATCAATCACTACTACACAATCATCAAACGGATTCTTCTTTAAATTATCGGTCATTTCATTCATGATTCCAAGATTGAGACCATTATAGTTATAATGTTTATACTTGGAACGTATCATCATATCAATCTGTTGATTCAAACTTTTCTTATCAACATCGGACAAATCATTAAAATTCGATTCCTTTTTTACATTAACCATCCAAGCACCCTTGTTTTTGCTAACATGTTCTTCCGGTAATTTCAATATTTTTGATAATATTTGAATATAATTGGGTTGACCATCGGTTGATATAAATTCCCAAAATTGGTCTAGTTTATATATTGGGTCGCCACAAACCTTCATTTGGTCATAAAAATTCGCTTTCAATGACGCTAAAGTCATCACTATCACCTGCTTTTGCGATTTCATTCCTTCTGCAATTGCTATCGACGTACATGTTTTTCCAGAACCTAAACCATGATACAATAGCAATCCTCGATAAGGTGTATATAAATTCAAATAATCACTTACCACCTTTTGATGAGTCATTAATTTAAATTCGCGCGCTTCACCCTTTTTAGAATTCGCATCATCGCATGACGCCTTTTTTTCTTCGTTTGATAATTCACGTTTATATTTTGAAAACAGAGGCATTAATTGCGATAAAAACTTTTTACGGTTATTCATGTAAAATGTGGATGTTTTCAAACGATGCGCGACCACTTCTGAAGGCATTCGTTTTGCAAATTGAAAAATATCCAGGTCTTCATCGTCACCTAATTCGTCGACTGATTTGTCCTTAATTTCTTCTTCTTCATCTTCATCTAATTCATCAACTTCTTCATCGTCACCCAATTCATCGACTTCTTCATCTCCCTTGGATTCATCGCTTGGTTTTGTTACAGTTTTTTTATCCTTTCTTTTGCCTGGTTTACTGGTAATCAGTTTTTCCTTCTTTTTATCTTTTTCAATATCTTTCGTTGGTCTTTCAAACTGAATATCTTGAACTGACTCAGCCGATTGTATAGCACTGTCCAATTCAGATTCTTCCAAAATAACCGATTGAGACGGTAACTTTTTAATTCCCACTGGAATAATTCGTCGAGAAATTAGATTACGAATTATTTGCTCACAATTTACATCACGTGCTTTTCTCACATCCGTTATTATTGTTAATCTACCCGGGTTATCTATATCAAATTCTTTTTCCTCTTCTACACCAGGTAGTTGCGAGTCTTCACCCCGTGTGTTGTATAGCGTGCCCGACCCATACATTTTAATATTAATACCCTCGCGTTGAGATATACTTGGTGATGGTTTTATAGCTAAAGCTGATATAATTTTGGGCATATCTAGAATACTAATATATTATAAGGTCACAATTTTTACTAGTAAACATACAAAAATGATTCAAATTAAATAATTTGAATCATCATATAAACATTCTTAATATTCTATCGGTTAATATGGTTGTAACACTCTCAACGCCTCTTCACACGCTACCTGTTCTGCCTTCTTTTTGATTTTATGAACTCCTTTTCCCAAACGAATAAACACGCGTCTATTTTCAGACATATACTGATGTATATCAGCAAATGTAGCGAACTCCTCAATCTTCAATGCTGTATTTGCCGAAACAGAATGTATCGGTTGTCCTAGACATAAATAAACCGCCATACGGTAGCCGTTCTCCACATCATGTTCCATAAATTCCATATAATCAGGTGTAACTTTGAACTCCTTTTGGATACGAACCTGCAAGATATTTTTATAATTATCATCATTTCGAATCAGATTAATCCAATCGACATGCTTTTCAAACACACTTTCTATGAAGATTTGCGCCATTTGAAATCCCGGACCTGTTATAAATAAATTATCAAACCATTTATCGTCGTCTTTAACAGATATTTTATTAAAATCCAGAAACAAGGCTCCTAAAAATGCCTCAAATAAACAACCCAGTTTTTTCAAATTCGTTCGCGTTTGCTTCTGCTCAGCATGTTTGGACATTACAATCCATTTATGTAACCCCATCTCGTAAGCCAATTTACCAATTGCCTCGTTTTTTACCAGAGCAATCTTCTTTTCCGTCATAAACCCCTCATTTTCTTTGGGAAATCTACGATAGAGAATATATTTAGTAATACACTCCAATACACCATCTCCTATAAATTCTAACCGTTCGTTCGATTTTGTATTTAATGGTAAACAACCATCGGGTTTAGGAACAATCACCACACCATTTTGTTCGTTTTCTAAATCGGGACGACGTAAGTAAGAACGATGAATAAATGCGCGTTTGTATAACTCGTAGTTGTGAATCGTTGTATCTATACCATACTTTTTTAATATTTCGTTAATATCGTTTTTGGTAATCGGTGTATTTAGGGGATTATACGGGTCAAATACATATACGTCTTGTCCGTGTTGATTTTTCTCAACATGGATATCATCATCTAAATTCAATGTGTTGCGCTCACCTGATGTTTTAACTGTCGATTTCATTTTATTTAACAAATAAAATGAATCCAACGAATTATAAGAATAGACAAGGATATATCTAAACCATTTTAGATTATATGTTACTTTCAATTTTTATTGTCTTTTTATAGTATATAAAAATGGCTGGTCTAACAATGAGACAGATGACTCGCGCAAGCGGCAAAAGTTTGGGATCAAATTCAGAAACAAATTACAAACAAGGCGGCGGTGATAAGAAGGCTGGGTTAGCCTACCAGGTTGGTCGTAACTCCTGGTTTATGCCTGCTATGAACAATGCTGGTTCTCGCAACACCCTTTACACATTTAACGGTGTATTCGGTCTTCGTCACACTAGAAACCCCAATGTAAACTTCTCTCGTCCCATTGGTAGCACTCTTACACCTGTTCCTTACTGGAGCATGGGAAACATCGGTGCATAAATTATTTACAAAAACGATATAACTAGGTAATAATGTATTGTATTACAATACATTATGAAACTTATTTTCGATGAACGTGAAACCTCGTTGTACGAGAAATTCCTATTGTTTGAATCTTCATTTTCCACCGAAAAACGCGTTATGGATTTAGGAGATATTCTTTTACAAAACGATGACGGAAAAGATATTTTGTTGATTGAAAGAAAAACACTTTCTGACCTCATATCCAGTATTAAAGACGGTCGATATGAAGAACAATCCCATCGTCTTATTCATGCATCGGGTATGGAAAGACATCATATTGTATACATTATCGAAGGTCTTTACTCTCAACTGCGAACGCCCGCCGAAAAGAAAATTGTATATTCTGCGATGACTTCACTCCAATTCTTCAAAGGATTCAACTTAGTTCGCACTAATTCAATGGCTGATACTGCCGAATGGATTCTCAATTGTTCAGATAAAATACAACGTGAACTTGCGAGAGGTAATCATCTTTGGTCACATAATACCGAATTTCCCGATACTCCACCACCTGCATATTGTAGCGTAGTAAAACGCACTAAAAAAGACAATATTACACCTGAAAATATAGGTCAAATATTGTTATGTCAAATACCAGGTATTAGCACAGTATCTGCTATTGCAATTATGAATAAATTTCATACGATTTCGAATCTTATCGAAAATGCGAGAAACGATGAAAATTGTATGAACGATATTGTGTGCGAAACTCGCGGCAAGTCGAGAAAACTTGGTAAAAATATTGTTAAGAACATTCTTGAGTATCTTGTATAAAATTATTCTTGGAGATTACTTGGTACCGTAGGCGGTTCAACCACATTATCACTATACTTTCCATCCTTTATTTTGTCCACCGTAAATACAACACCGCCCCAATTTGAATCCATCGCGTTATCGCTAATTCCGTCGGGATTCTGTGTTTTGGTTGAATCGTGTATTTTATCTAATATTGTGTATTTACCTGTATATTGGCTACTTGGGTCAAAACCATAGGTGCCTTGATTATAAGGCGGCTTGCGATTCGCATCGGTGTACGGAACCATCTCTTGTTGAGAACCATTATTGGGCGTCATCGTGTTTCCATAAAGAGCTACATCACGGGGTGTTTGTGCAAACGCCTTGGGTCCCGCGGGAGGCATGAAACTAGGAGTAACCTTGGTCGCGTTTTGGAAATAATCTCCGACCGAACCTAACAATAAGGGGTCAATCGTAATATCATTATTTGTTGGCGGTCTCATTCGATATACTTCTTCTCCTTGGGCATTTGTCTCTTCCTGTAAAAATAATACTGGACAATCTTGATTATATACCTCCTTTTGCCGTTTCACATAAGCTATGTATTGTTCTAAATTATCGAAAAATATCGGATTTTCTTTGGGTATTTCCGGAAGGTTTTTATTAAACAACATGAGTTGTTTACCACGCTTTATCAACAAGGTTGGACACATGTCCTCAGATTCTTCCTCTTTCAAATCATTCACTTCTAAATATGCTGAACTACTTGATGCAGGGGCATGGGCAGGGGCTATATCCGACATTGTAACTACTTTATCACGAAGTTCAGTCAATTCGTCTTCCATTTCTATCCATTCGTTACTTTTTCCCATCCAGAATATGAAATATATACCTGCTAAAAACACCATTAATAATAATACAACAAGACCATAATGATAAACAGTATCTTTTACCTTGGGAATTATATTTTTCATCTTATTGTCTATATATTTAGATAGATACAATAATCTATTATTTACTTATTTCTAATCTTATAATATAATGGGAACTCGAAAATACGGAGGGAAAAACAAGTCGAAAAAAGGAACACGCCGTTCTTCGCGATTAGCAAAACAAAAGGTTGTTGTTGGTAAAATTTACGCCGACTGGTGTGGTCATTGCAAATCGTTAAACGGTGAGTGGAAAAAATTAAAAAAAATGATCAAACTTGGGAGAGGTCGCGACTTGAAAAATTCCGCATTTGAATTTGTAGAATTAGGCGATACTCCCAAAAACCAAGAAAAAGGTATCACTGTCGACTATTTACTCGAAAATTTCAACGCGAATCGTTTCCCAAACGGAGACCAAGAATTGGCTCTCGATGGCGGATACCCAACTGTATTTAAAGTATGCAATAACAAGTTGGAATATTATTCTGGTAATAGAACCGCCAAAGATATGTTTTCATGGTTTACATCTAAATGCCCTGTATCGTATGTATATTAGATAAATCTATATTGTAAAAAACGTCATATCATTTATCATATAACGTTTACATCACATCCTCTATTTTTTCACCCGCCTCCTTTATCATTTCCTTTATTTTATCAATAGACATATCCAAAAATGTATCTACTTGTTTATCTTCCATAACAGCCACCAATTTTGCTAGTTCGGTTAATTCGTCTGACGACAATTGTGATAATTCTTTCGTTTGTTCAACCGATAATTTACTCAATACTGTGGAAATCTTTGTTTCTTCTTCACTCATTTCTCCCTTTTTTTTTGGCTTGGGGTCTTCTTCTTCAGAAACCATTGACTCAATCACTCCATCAAATAGATATGTTCTCATCAACATATATGCTATCGTAAAAAGAAGACCATGAACACATGTAACCAATAACTTGGAAGCGTTCTTGGGGATTTTACATATTACACCGGGTATAAATGCAATCGTTAAGAGAATCGTGGCTAACACTTCAGGTATCATAGTATATATAATACATACAAAATTGAATGAAATGTGTAATTATTGAACACCTACAATCTCTTGAAGAAACCTATTAAACCCAACTAACATTATTATATCATGGATTTGAAAAAGACCGTCAAAGTAAAAAAAGCTATATCGGGTAAATCATTTCGGTTGATTGATTTTCATATATACAATCAAAGTCCTGAGCCAGAATCCGATGATTCCGGCACAGATAGCTATAAACCCAAAACGTCTAAAACATTTGAACCAACCAACTTTGTAATTCAGATGTTTGGTATCAACGAAAAAGGCGAAACTTGTTGCGTTTATCTCGACAATTATCAACCATTCTTCTATATTCGCATTGGCGATGATTGGAAGCGGGAAGATACGATTGACCTATTACGTCATATTCGCGGAAAAATCGGTCGATTTCATAGCTCGGCTATCGTAGGCATTGAAATGGTTGACCACCATAAATTATACGGCTTCAGTGGCGGCAAAAAACACCAGTTTGCGAAAATCACATTCAAAAACACAACTGTGATGAACAAAGTTCGCGGATTATGGTATACCTATCTCACCGAAGAAGAACGTAAGGAGAGCAATGATTATCGACGATTAACGCCTATGGTGTTCAAAGAGTTAACGCTTGAATTATACGAAAGCACAATCCCTCCTCTACTTCGATACTTTCATATCAACAACATTAGTCCTTCCGGCTGGATATTTATTGATACTATACGCGCGCAAACTCCTGAAATCAAAACCACCACCTGCAATTTCGAATTTATTTGCAATATATCTCATATCAAACCTCTCCCTAACAAGGAAACTATTGTACCATACAAGATTTGCAGCTTTGATATTGAAGCGAGTAGTAGTCATGGTGATTTTCCATTACCCATCAAAACATACAAGCGATTAGCGATTAATATTGTCGATATGTTTATGCGCATGGAAATGTCTTCACAGAAACTCGACCATACTCGCTCAAAATCTTTACTAAAACGCTGCATATTAACCGCATTCTCTTTCGACAAATTTGAAAATATTGATGTTGTATATCCTAAAAATAACCCTTCCAAAACTACCGTCAATTCACTTATTGATATACTGCAAAACACTCCCATTAAAGGCGTTAAGGAAATTAACTGTGACGAAGACAATTCTTATTTACTGAATCTGGAAGCCATGTTTGACCAAATAAAGGAACAAATGGCCGGTAATGACGAATCTACCGGCGATGGCGATGCTCCTACAGAAGTCGAATCTGCACCTATATGGACCAAAATGCGTAATCATGTGAAAAAATTGGGGAAATCTGAAGAAAAACAAACATTGGTTGATATTTTGTTAAGTTCTAAATACGAACGTGATGCGAAAATCCAATACACCAACGAAATATTCACCAAAATGTTCCCTCGCTTAGAAGGTGATAAAGTCACCTTTATTGGCTCGACTTTCCTTCGTTATGGTGAACCCGAACCGTATTTAAATCATTGTCTAGTTTTGGGAACATGTGACCCGGTCGAAGGCACAGTCATTGAAACTACGCAAACAGAATCGGAACTTCTTCTCAAATGGCGCGACCTTATCCAATCCGAAAATCCTGATATTATTATCGGCTATAACATTTTCGGATTTGATTATGAATTTATGTTTCGTCGGGCTCAAGAAAACCACTGTGAACACGACTTCTTAAAACTTTCACGAAAATGCGACGAAATTTGTGCAACAGATACTGACGGTGAACTATCTATTGAAAACACCAAAATCGTTCTCGCTACCGGAGAATACGACCTACGTTTCTACAAAACTACCGGTCGACTACAAATTGATATGTATACCTACTTCCGACGCGATTTTAATCTCACTTCCTATAAACTTGACGATGTCGCAGGTCAATATATCAGCGATAGTGTGAAGAAAATAGCACATGCTGTTCATTCAAAACACGGTAACGTCACTGAACTTTTCAGCAAAAATCTGGCTGGTTTACATATCGGCGATTTTATACATATCGAACTCAGCGGATTTACATCTGATTATTACAAAGATGGGAAGAAATTCAGGGTTCTTGATATTGAACATGGACGAGAAGTTTGCGAAACTGTAAACGGGAAGGAGAGCACCAAGAACTACAACGTGATTGTTATCGGCGGCACGGAAATGTCCGACGATACTACTAAAAGCGTCAAATGGGGCATGGCGAAAGACGACGTTTCCGTTCAGGACATTTTCCGACTTTCCAAAGGCTCCTCTGCTGACCGGGCGGTAGTTGCGAAATATTGTATTCAAGATTGTAACCTTGTTCACCATCTTATGGCTAAAATCGATGTAATTACCGGATACGTCGAGATGTCGCGTATTTGTAGTGTCCCCATTTCATTCCTCGTATTCAGGGGACAAGGCATCAAATTAACTAGTTATGTTGCGAAGAAATGCAGGGAAAAAGACACACTTATGCCCGATTTGGAGAAAACCTCGTCTGGCGATGGATATGAAGGCGCCATTGTATTACCGCCAAAATGTTCCATGTATATGGACAACCCTGTTGCGTGTGTTGATTATGCATCACTGTATCCATCCTCTATGATTAGTCAAAACTACTCACATGATAGCAAAGTTTGGACTAAAGAATATGACCTACAGGGAACATTAGTCAAAGAAACCGGGGAGCGCGATTCCAAGGGGAATTTTGTATTTGATAATTTACCCGAATATCAATATATTGATATCGAATTTGATACTTATCGCTATATGCGCAAAACTCCCTCAGCTAGCATTACCAAAGTTGTATCCGGCAAGAAAATTTGTAGATGGGCTCAATTACCCGAAAATCAAAAATCGATTATGCCCGCGATTTTGGAAGAACTACTATCTGCTCGAAAGGCTACCCGCAAAAAAATCAAAACCGAATCCGACCCCTTTATGCAAAACATTTTGGATAAGCGACAACTCGGCTATAAAGTCACTGCGAACTCTTTATATGGTCAATGTGGTGCTCGCACATCAACATTCTATGAACAAGATGTTGCTGCATCTACCACCGCTACCGGTCGTATGATGATTACGTATGCAAAACGGATGATTGAAGAAGTTTACAAAGGACGTCTTTACGATACAAAATGCCATGGTCTTGTAAAATGTAACGCCGAATATATTTATGGCGACACCGATAGTGTATTCTTTACCATGAACCTGGAAGACCCGGTAACGGGAGCCAAAATTAGAGGTCAACGTGCACTTGAAATGACCATTGAAATTGGTCAGGACGTCGGAGCACTTTGTTCGCAATTCTTGAAAGCACCACAGTGCCTCGAATATGAAAAAACTCTTATGCCCTTCATTCTTCTTTCTAAAAAACGCTATGTTGGTATGTTATACGAAGAAGACCCACATAAGGGGGAGTTGAAGTATATGGGACTTTCATTGAAACGACGCGACTCCTGTGATTACTTGAAAGACACTTACGGCGGCATTCTTAATATCTTAATGAAAGAAAACAACGTTCAAAAAGCTATCGAATTCTTGAATCAATCACTGGATAATCTCATCGAAGGAACCGTGCCTATGGAAAAATTGGCCATTACCAAAGCTCTCAGAAGCGATTATAAAAATCCTATGCAAATCGGTCACTGGGTTCTAGCCGAACGCATCGGTAAACGTGACCCCGGTAATCGACCAAAACCCGGTGACCGGATGAAATTTGTATTTATTGTAAATAATACCAAAAAGGCTTTGATGGGTGATAAAATCGAAACTCCCGAACACATTTTAGAACACAATATTCCCATTGATTATTCACATTATATTACAAACCAACTTATGAAACCTCTTCAACAATTATTTGGACTCGCTTTAGAACCCATTTGGGAACATCAACGCAAAACCGCGGCTATCAAAACTTACCGCAAAGATGTTGTTCGCATTGAACATGAAAATCCAGACATGGAACTATATATGAAAAAAAAGGAGAAATATTGTTCCGCTAAAATTAAAACGCTTTTGTTTGATAAATTCCTCACTAAAATCGAACATAAGAGAACCGGGATGCAAACTATTTCGGGATTCTTTCAATAAATGCGTTTATTATTCGTATATTGTATTTTTTTCTCATCAATCATTATAGAATGACCGCTTGGACCGATACCGTTAAGAAGACGTTTCATATGAACCGCAAAACAAACAAGAATTACCAATTTAAGGACGCACTCAAGGACGCTGCAAAAGTATACAAGAAGGGAACGGGGGTTGTTTCTGACGTCGCTAGCAAAGGAACCGGTATGGTTGTGAAGGTTGCTCGTAAAGGTTCTAGTTTAGCTAAAAAAACAGCAAAGAAGGTGAAACGCGCCGTTTCAGGAAAACGTGGACGCAAAGCAAAGAAGTCCTCTACTCGCAAGCGAAAATCCAGCTCTCGTCGCAAATAAAAAATTGATTTTATAATGGGGGAATTATTTATATGATATAATAGCTTAGATACTATATTATATTATACTATAATGGTTCGTCCTATCATCATCTCCCTTGAAGGTAATATCGGCGCCGGTAAATCTACCTTTCTCGAAAACCTTGAATCACATTTAGGCAAACAATCGGGATGGATTTTCTTGAGAGAACCGGTCCACATTTGGGACCAAATTTGTGACCAAAATGGTGAGACTATTCTTTCCAAATTCTACGCAAATCCAGATAAATATGCATTTTCATTCCAAATTATGGCTTATACAACACGATTACATGAATTAAAAAGAGTTTTGAAGGAAAATCCCGATTGCATTGGTGTTATTTGCGAACGGTCTCTTGACGCAGACAAACATATTTTCGCGAAAATGCTTCACGCCGACGGACTTATTGATGATGTTATGTATGATATTTATGAACGATACTTTTCTGAATATGAAGGGGATTTATCATTAAATGGTATGATTTATGTTGAAGCTGAACCTGAAGTGTGTTTCCAACGTGTAGCAAAACGTTCTCGAGATGGAGAATCTAATATTGCTCTGGATTATTTACAAAAATGCCACGAATATCATTGTAAATGGATTCAACACACCGAAACAAAGGTTCTCAAATTAAACGTCAATGATGATGTGGAAGTTTCTGTTTTACAGGGGAAAATGCGCAACTGGTTATATGAAGCCGAGTCATTTCTTCGACAATTTGTCGAGAAACCTCCTTGTTTGAATGCTACTGCATAAGACGATTATTATTGTGGCTTGTAACCGTATGGTCCTAGTGTTTTTATTAATTCTTCCTGGGTGTTATATTCTTTTTCTTGACCCGATTGCGGAAGAGCAGAAGCATCAGCATTCGCAGTAGTAGAAGCAGCACCAGAAGTAGAAGAATTAGAACCAGGATTCAAAGAACCCGAAGACGAAGACGAATCAGAACCCGAAGACGAAGACGAATCAGAACCCGAAGAGGGTGATAAAGTTACATTCCCCTCTTCTTTTACTTCATACCCACCCTTCACTAACGTCACTGTAAAAGTCTTTTCGCCAATCTGTAAAACACATTTTGTAATTTGTCCATCGTTATTATCAAATGTTATATTAGAAGTAATCTCAGTCATTTACATTATTTAGATAAATTATTCCCGTTTATCTAGCTAAATTATTTTATTATCTTACTTTATCAATAATCTTATAATGAGCTTTACATCATGGATGATTGTTTACACTCCCGATGAGAACCGTGTGAATAATTTTAATCATATCAATCAATCGATTCGCACAAATTTGTTTGTAGCCATTGATTCTGTTTCAAATTTTAAACATTTTTCTGAATTCTCCATTAATAAATCATACAATACACCTGAATATGTAAAATCCATTCAGAAAAAACCCGGTAAACTCGGTTGTAATTTATCTCATCAATTACTTCTTCAAGAAATAGCAGACAAGAGCACTACCGATTGGAACTTAGTATTAGAAGATGATACTGCTATTTTTAGTCCATTGTTTCTAAAAGATGTTGATTATATATTAAAGGGCGCAGATAGCTGCAAATCTAAATATATTCAATTATACACTCACCCACGCTTTGTAGACGCTCAACGGAAATATAATCAAATCGGCGACAATCTGTATAATATGAAACGACAATGGGGCACATGCGCCTATTTCATCCACAAAGATGCTATACCAATAATCACCAACATTTATCCATTGGAGAGAAATATTGATTTTATATACAGTTCGCTAATAAATGAACTGCGTTCATTGTGCTGGTTATCAGATTATGTGAAAACACTCGGGGCATTGGATTCCTTCGACAAAAATAGTCAGTTTAAGAGTATCTATAATAAAACGATTCAAGAAATGTATAATGCTCTGTTTGAACATTTACCCGACAAACCGATTTTCGCCAAATATATCCCGAATAAAACCCAAGAGGAGGTTGAATCGGAAAAAATTGTGGAGGGGATTATGGACGACGTTATTAATGTCGTATGTAACGTTATGAGCGTGGAAGAGATTCATACCGAAAACCTAGACGATACGTGAAATCGCCAATTAGACTAAATATTCCATATAATAATTATTATTTTATGGAAATCAATGTTTATTACTTCTTACTGCGCGTTTTTCGCCTCTTTATTACACCCTTATTTGACTTCTTTTTCGTTTTTGGTTTTTTGTGGGTTTTTTTTTGTGTAGGATTCATTTTATGCCTCCTTCGTCGGGTTGGCTTTCCTCCACCACCACGTCTCCTTATTCTACGGTTGTCCATTGCATTGATTATATTAGGAACAAGGGCCTGAATAGAGGCTATATCTTCCTGGGAATATTTCTTAACGTCGAGTTTCTCTAATGTACGGCCAGAACTATTTTTATTATATTTGACTATTTGGTCATTTATTTGTTTGATGAATTCTTCTTTTTCTTTCACGTTATTGCCTATGGACTTATTATTATATAAGGTTCTCAACTCACGACCCGCATCTTCTTGTGCACTTTGTATACCGAGGGTAGGGCCTTTGATTTGCCGGTTGGTCCCAATGACGGTTTTTCGATTCCTCCCGTCAGAAGCCCTTGCAGCAGCAGCAACACCAGCGGCAGGAGCAACACCAGCGGCAGGAGCAACACCAGCGGCAGGAGCAACAGCTTCCTTTGCAGCCTTCCTCTTCTTCTCTGCTGCAGCCTTCCTCTTCTTCTCTGCAGCAGCCTCCCTCTCCTTCTCTGCTGCAGCCTCCCTCTCCTTCTCTTCTGCAGCCTCCCTCTCCTTCTCTTCTGCAGCCTTTCTCTCCCTCTCTTCTGCAGCCTTTCTCTCCCTCTCTGCTGCAGCAGCTTCCTTCTGAGCAGCAGCTTCCTTCAGTCTCACCTTCTCTGCCTCCATCTGTCTCGCATTCTCTGCAGCAACAGCTTCCTTCAGTCTCACCTTCTCTGCCTCCATCTGTCTCGCATTCTCTGCAGCAACAGCAGCCTTCCTTTCCCTATCTGCTGCAATCTTCCTCTCCTTCTCTGCCGCCTTCCTCTCCTTATCTGCTGCAGCAGCTGCCTTCCTCTCCTTAGTTGCCTTCCGTTCCCTCTCTGCGGCAGCCTTATTCTCACGCATTGGATTCTCGCCTTTAATTTCTGGTTCTTCAGGGAAAGTTTTCAATATATCATCGCGACCTGTCTCAGCGCTATCAGCCCACGTGGTGTTTTTCTGGATATATTCATCATCTATATCCAACGTAAATTCATCCGGTTCACCAAGTGTTATAATATGATTCTGACTATTCACCTTTTTGTAAATAGTAAACGACTCAGGTTTGTCCCCCGTATTACCAAATTTTGCCAATATCATGCGTCCGTCCTTTATATTTTTGGAATCATCATAGGGTAGATGCGCCACAATAAAATATTGTCCCTGTAATTTCATGTTCTTATCTAAACCCGTCAACATTTCATGCAATTTGTCACCAATATTGTTCTCGTCCAAACCATTTATCTGTATCATGGTTTTTTTAAGGAGATCATTCGGGGGCGTAATTCCTTTGCAATCCGTTTTCATTGTTCCCTTATCACCTAACACGTATTGAAGATTACATATAGATTTTTTATCATCTACCTTGATACCTGCGTATTTATCCATTTGTTCCTTTATTTGTTCTGTAAATTCTTTTGTTCCGATTGTATCTTTTTTTGCGGGGTCAATTCGACCTATTATATTCACCGTTTTATTCATAACTATATTATGAAGATACTTTATATGGTTGCTAAATGTTCAATAACATAAACGAATTATTTTATTGAAATCGTGTAAACTATTTACTTCTTCTTCGGATGCGAACGCCTTTTTTTTGATGCACCACTTTTTCTCTTTTTATGAGATACTGGTTTCTTGGTAGAACCCTTTTTACGTGAATTCTTGCGCTTTCTACGAGTGGATTTACCGCCCATAGCTCTTTCTGCTGCACGAATTGCTGCAGCCCTGTCTTCATCAGACATAGTAGCACCATCAACAGCATTCTGAGCAACCGCCTGTGCCTCAGCAGCAACAGCAGCCTTATCAGCAGTAACAAATTCAAAATTTGATGTAGTTCCAAACAGACTTTTTAACAGTTCGTTTAACACCGTTCCTTCGTCTCCCCCATGACCTAACATAACTTTATTACTTTTTATGTCCAACTTTATTACAAACGAGGTTTCCTTTCCAAGCTCAGCCGATTTGATAAATAATAATTTACCGAACGCAGATACTGTTCCGTCAGTTTCGGTCTTACATTTCGCCATAATCAGCACGCGTGCTCCACCTTTTAGGTAGTCATCTTCATTTGATATTTCTAATGTGGTAAATAACCCGTCTGTTTCTCCGCGAGCATACACCGCGGGGTCAGTGGAAAACATTGTTATCTGCTCCGGTATTCTAGCTCTTAATTCCGCAATCGCAGCATCATCCACTCCTGTGTCAGGTGGTCCCAATTCTTTTTTAGCAGCCGCATTATTTCCGCGCTTTGTGTTTACCGTTTTAGAACGCTTATTATACATACGTTTGGAGTCAGAACCATTAACTTGTAATCCATAATAATATTTTGCGGTTTTTCCAAATACCGCCTTGATAGCAGATTCACCATCCCCACTAGCTAACCTAATCATCTGGGCTGCTAAAAAAACCTCTCTGTTCATTGTCTTAAACTCGTCAACACTGTCTATGGGTACACCGTATTGTTCTGCCTCGGCGTTTCCCCTCAGAGAGCTCATATTTGTGGAACCTGTTCTATTTGAGGGATCTGTTCCATTTGAGGAACCTGTTCTATTTGAGGAAGCTGTGATGCCTGATATAGTACTGTCTCGATCAGACCCGTCGTCACTTCTAAAGGAGCCAGAACGAGATGAGGCAGGATCAGATGAGGCAGATTCAGATGAGGCAGCGGACGCCGCGACGCTGGGCACGTCTGTAAACGCACCATCACTATTATCACTATTAACGCTCATTTTTATTAAAACTATATAATATCCAGACAAATTATTTATCTAAATATGTTAAATGAAACTCTCTAAAAGCACACAATATCTATCTTGGATTAATCTAGCGACTTTTATCGCCATCGCCGTTATTTATTTCGCCTTTTACATATTAATTACTAAATACTTATCCTGGAAAATGACCGAAGTGTCGACAGAGCCCTTTTCCATCAACTCTTTCTTCCAAAAAAAAACGAATATTGGAATCGTATCCATGGTAAAAGACCCGAAAAACATCGAAACATGGTTAGATAAACACCGCGCTCTTGGAATTCGTCATTTTTATATTCGTTTAGAAGAAACTCCTGAACTTGAATCTTTCCTAAAATCACAACCGGACGTAACTGTCCAATCCGGCAAATCATCTGGTGTAAACGAATATGAAGACATTCAAACACGTCAAAATTCGTGGGTGAATGAAGCACTACAGATAGCTATCTTGGACACTCCTCAAATAAAATGGTTAATACATATTGATGCAGATGAACTTCTTCAAGGCGACTTAAGTCCAATCGAATCTTTACCAGAGAACGTCCGCACATTTTGGATGCAAAACCACGAGGCGAAATATTCCAAGATTCCATCAGAATCAGACAATTGTTTCGATGCATCTACCTTTGTCGATTGTTCTACACAACCAGACAAATGCGTCAGCTACGGAAATGGGAAAAGTGGCGGTCGAGTAGCACCAGACGTTACCGCAAACGGACCCCATCGCATGAAAACCAATATTCCGAATTCTCCCACGCCTAAATTATCCAACGTGCTCGTTCAACATTATGAAAGTTGCGATTTCGAAACCTATAAAAAGAAATTCAAACGTCTAGCTGTCCAAGATAAACAAGTCGAAATCCCCTTTGCGTATTACAATGAATCAATTGACGCATGTAGACGCGACGACGATGAAGCCCTACGCAACATTTATACAAAATACCGTCTAGAATAGTGCCTTACAAAATTGAATGCCTTATTGGACCACTACATAGAGGTATACCAAAAGTGAAATATGACCACATTTATTGAAAAACCAAACCGACGTCGAGTTATGATATTCGACGTCGAAACCACGGGGCTCTTGCCCAGAGACCGCACAGGAATCCCTTTGACCGAACTTCCGCACATATTACAGATTAGTTTTGTGATATTCGATACGCAATATTGGCGTGTAGTCAAATCCGTTGACTTCCATATCAATGTCCCATCTACCGTCGAGATATCACCACTCATTACCGAATTAACCGGCATCACGCGCGAGAAATGTGATAGTGGAACGACAATCTTGAATGCCTTACTTGAATTCCAGAAGGAATATATGCTGTGCAACATGATTGTAGCACACAACATTCAGTTTGACCGCGAGATGATTCGCGTTGAAATGGAACGCAATCGAGAACAAATCCTTACATTTGATACAAATATGATATTCAATGCTGAATATGAAAAGAGTGTGAATAAGGAAATTTATTGCACAATGCAAATGGGGCGAAATGTGTGTAAAATCGAAGGTTTGACCAAGACAGGGAAGACCTATTTCAAGAGTCCGAAGTTGATTGAGCTGTATGAACATTTGTTTGGTATGTCTCCACAAGATTTGCACAATTCCCTTGTAGACACCTACGTTTGTCTTCGCTGCTTCGTAAAATTGCGCTTCAAATTTGACCTCTCCTTAGATATGTTCCCGGATATTCGATTTCAACCCATAGTGGCTGAATCCACATGAAAAAACAAAAAAAACAAAAAACAGAATAAAAATGGGATAATACCCTTTTTTACTGTCTATACAGTATATCATGTTGATTGAAAACCAAAGCAAATTGTTTTTTTTACTCGGGTGTATTCCAATGAGAATTGGTATCGCATTGCTACCAATGTATTTAGATAAACAATGGTTGTCCTATTTTGGACTGATTCTATTGGCGATTTCTCTTGGATTATTTTATTTGTATTTCACGAATCAACGCCTTGATGCTGACGAGGCAGGAGGGGTGACTTGGTGGTCGAAATATCGCATTTTACATGGTTCTTTGTATATGAGCGCGGCTGTGTATGCATTTATGAAAAGTTCTAGAGCGAGTATACCACTATTTGCCGACGTCGTTATTGGAATGGGATTGTTTATACACCGTCATTATATTCAATGATTACTGTGTTTATCACATCGAAATCTTTTCTCGATGTAATCAAAATGTATCTATCATTACTTATTGGTGCATTTCTCCTTCTTGGACAATCCAACAATTGTATGGGTGTATTTAATGATACTCAGAAGATAATTACCCTTGAAACAAACAATGTATTGTTATTGAAGGGAGAAATCAATGAAAATCTAGCAACTCAATTTGTATACGAATTAAATCAGAAACAATCCAAGAAAGGAATATATGTGTATTTAGATACAAACGGCGGGTCAGTAGATGCGGGAAACAAAATCGTAGCTGAAATTCAGAAATATGAATTGGATTGTATTGCTCATAGGGCAATTAGCATGGGATTTGTAATATTGCAATCATGTAATCAACGATACATTACTCACATGGGAACATTAATGCAACATCAAATGAGTTATGGTATTGCAGATGAAAAAGCCAAGGTGGAAAGTTATGTTGATTTTATCAAACAAATTGGTGATTATTTAATCACTATGCAGGCAAACAAAATCGGAATATCGTCCATTGAAATGCGCGATAAAACATACAACGACTGGTGGTTGTTTGGCGAAAATGCTGTTGTGGCGAATTGCGCCGATGAATTGGCTATAGTAAAATGTTCGTCCAAGCTTACAAATCAAACATATACTGTAGAAGCGGGGTCGTATACTCATTATTATTCAAAATGCCCATTAGTTTCCGGTCCGGTTGATAAGAAAAAGAATAAGGGCGGGGCTTCCTTGGAAGACTATTTGTTCTTTTCGTAAATTACATAAAACTATTATGCTTCTATACAAGAAGGATAATAATGGGAAATAATCATTCTAGTAGTATTCAAACATATGAAATAGATAGGTGTCTAATATGCTGGGACGAATTCTTACCAGGACCTGCGGCGCAATGTCTTCAATGCAATATATTCATGCACACCCATTGCGAAGAAAAATGGCGAGGCGATAAAGGATATTGTAAATGTCCTCACTGTAGTGCGGTTGGGTTAACCGGTTCGATATCTTTGAAAAGGGTGTAAAGGTTATAATTGAATATAAGACATATGAAAAAAATAGCATTTTGTTTTTTAATTTATGATATTATAAATCACGAGGAGTTGTGGAATATTTTCTTCAAAAATGTTGATGCGAATAAATATACGATTTATATACATTATAAATTTAATAAACCATTAAAATATTTTGAAAAATATAAATTGAATAATTGCATTGAAACAAAATATGCTGATATCACCATAGTAAAAGCGCAAAATTTGTTATTACAAGAAGCAATTGCAGATAAGGAGAATAAACATTTTATTTTTGTTTCGAATTCGTGCATACCTCTGAAATCATTTGAACATGTTTATGATAATCTAAATGAGGGTCATTCATACTTTAATATTGCACCGCAATCCCGATGTTTTCCAAGATGTAAAACTACCTTAAAATATATTGATAAAAAATATATTCAAAAAGCAGGACAATGGTGTATTCTTAATCGAAAACACACAGAATTAATGCTTAATAATAATGATTACATTACATGGTTCACTTATTCTTCTACTGTTCCCGACGAACATTGTTATATTACAAATATTTTCTATAATAATTTACAAGATGAAATAATTACAACGCCAAATGTAGCAAACGATGCTACAACATTCGTAAATTGGGAAGGAATGGATTATAAATATCCATCAAATGATGAATTGAAAAATTATAGTGTTATTGCAGAGGATGAGTTATTATATTTATTGGGCAGTAAATGTTTATTTGGACGAAAATTTAATAAGGAATGTATAATTCATAACAAATATATTGATTACATAACATCAAAATCCACAAAATAATAATCACACTATAGTATAATGGATGAACGTTGTAGAAAGAGAATATATATGTAGTAGAATTATTTGCATTTTAGAATTAGATGAAAAACATTCCATTTTATTGAATGAGTTGGAAAAGGATAATGAGAAGAAACTAAAATTATTAGATATGCGAGATGAAATTAAAAAGTATTTTGATGTAAGTTGCGTATCTCCTTATAACCCAACTGCAACGTGCGTGCGACCATATATAAATATTATACGTGGCATATTACGTAAACAAGGATACACGTTTGATTCATCACCAATATTGATTGGATTTAAAAATGGAAAACCTATATCAACGTCAAAGTATAGAATATGTAAGACGGATATAGAAAATTGAAACGACTTAAATATTTTATTTCGTTTTAAATTAACAAGGGTGTAAACATGAGTATTACATGCTGTATGGGTGAACTTTTACAAAACCCGAGTGATATTGATAACGGTAAACAAGAGATAATAACATTATTTAATAACCATGTTAAGGGTGTTGAAATATGTTTAGTCGGACAAAATGTAAAACATTGTGGAAAAGAAGGACATTGGTTAGAAACCCAAATGGGTATAACACATAACGCAAAAAATGAACCTGACATTAATGGGTATGAAATGAAAACCGGTAACAAAGTAACTACATTTATTGATAAAGCCCCCAATAATATGTATCTGGATGGTGCCAACCTGCCCAAACGAAACAAAATTTTAAAAACACAATATTGGGGTAAATATGCGTCAAAAAAGGAAACCGACCACTCAACTATAGGTGGGTGGTCGGTTGATAAATTTAACAAATGCGGACAAAAAATGGCAGTGGATGAATACAATAATGTAAACGTATTATATGATTATGAACAAGACACTCGTGTAAATAAAGAACTGCTTCAATTAAATAGAACACCGCATATTATTATGCAGTGGGACGTAACCTCATTATCAACCGCAATTGAAGATAAATTTAATCAAAAAGGTTTCTTCAAATGTACGAAGGAGAACAATCGGTTTACTAAAATTTGTTTTGGTAAACCGATTACATTTGACATTTGGATTAACGAATTAAAAAAAGGAGTTATATATCATGATGGATATTCAAAAGTAGGGGGTAGAGGACGCCATGTATTTCGTGCTTCAAACAAATTTTGGAATGAATTAATTACGGAAGTGTATTAATTATATACTTCCCAAGATAATATGCAAACTGACATGCAACCGCATTTCCGATTTGCATAATCATATCTTTCTTTGACCCCATTAATATAAAATCATCTGGAAAACTTTGTATTCTCTTTAATTCTAATACAGTTAATCTTCTAATATCAGTCTCGTTGTATTTAACAAGCGCATCATATCCGTCTTTCCAATAACGTGCCGGAATAGTATATGATGGTTTATTCATGTTTAAGAATTGTGCTCCAAATCCGGCCCCTCTTTCTTTGGACCTCTCTTTTTTGTTAAGTATTCCTTGTATTGCGCGTTCACTCAAATAATGCGATTTATCTACATCTTTTTTATCTAACAATATTGTTTTTACGGGCACTCTATCATCCTTTGATTTGATAATTAATTCAGGTTCTGTTGGTAATATGTTTAAATCTTTTCGAATACCTATAATAATAGTTCGTCTTCTATTTTGTGGAACTCCAAAATCACTCGCGTATAATTTATTAATAATACAATTATAATTTTTATTCAGTTGTTCCATTATAATATCAATAACCTTTTCCCCATTTTCTGTTTTTTTTGACAACATGCCTATTACATTTTCCATAATAAATGCTTTGGGTTTAAAATAATCAAGATATTTTACATATTCCATAAATAGAGCATTTCTTGGATCATTTATATCTCTTTTTCCAGCAATACTAAAACTTTGACACGGTGGCCCCCCAACTAAAATATCTACTATTTTATTTTCTTTATTGTATAATTCATTAAATGTTTCAGGAGACAACTGTGTTAAGTCTGCGCAATATGCGTTGTGATGATTATTTTTATTATAACTTTCAACCGCTTTATCCCAAATGTCTATTCCAGCAATTACATTTAATCCTGCGTCAGTTAAACCTTTAGACATACCACCACAACCGCAAAATAGGTCAATTACATTTAATGTTTTTGCATCAACCTCAATAATTGGCGTACTTTGCGGGGGTGTTTCGACATTTGATAAAACAACTGTTGATTCTTCAATTACTTTGTTTTTACCATTAATTAGCGTTATTAATTGTGATTTATTTTTTGAACTACACTTTGTAATGCCTAATTCTTTACACTTTTCCAATAATTCGAATTTATTCATTTTTGAGGTATCCATTTGTTCGGTAATATTTCTGTATTATTTGAAATCAATTTTTATGTTCGGTCGGTGTAATATAATATTAGTATTATAACAAAAAAAGTATATAATTAAATACCATCATAACCAATTATATTGATAGTAGACAATGAATAATCAAGTTTATGAAGATAATTATACAAACATAGTTGAACCAAAATATGGAATTAAAAGGGATATTGCCAAAGATGAAATACTTACGAGTAATATATCCAATAATCACCCCTATTCTATTGCAAAAAACGAACGAGTAGATATGACCTCATATGAAACGTATAGTA